TGACAGGTCCTGTGGGCTGTTCGTCAGCCGCGTTGGACGCTGCGGTTACAGCTTCTGCCTCACCTTCAGTGGCAGCCTGAGCCGCCGCCTGTGCTTCACCCTCAGTGGCTGCAGCAGTGTCTCGGGGGGTTACCCCATCAACATGTACTTCCTCGCCCTGTGCGTTGACTACACGGCGTCCTGCGTGGGCTTGGGTGGGGGCAGGCATGTCACCAGCGTCGATCTGCTGGAGCCACTCCCCGAGCTGAGGGTTGTCCTCCATGATCTGACCAACGGCGTCGTTCATGTACGCAGCCGCAGCTTCGTCGCCCTCGGTCGCCCGCATGTTACGCGCAGTGCGGAAGGAACGGAACATAAGGAACACGGCTTCAGTAGCCACGCCCATGCCCAAGCCTTCGATGGCGTTCATGAGACGCCCCTCAAGCTCCGTGTCGTCCTCGTCAGCCGCAAGGAACTCCGTTACCGGGTCCTGCAGACCAACGTGGTCGCGGAGGAAGTCAGAGAAGCGGTCTTCATGGGGGTCGAACGAGGAGAAGTCAGTTGCTGCACCGACGGCCAGACCCTGACGAGCTGCCTGTCCAGCCGTAGCTGCACGTGCAACGCCAAGACCACGTGAGATTGCGGCGTAGCCGGTGAGGAACTGTACCACACCCCGTGCCATTCCGCCTGCCATGGTCTCGTTGTCTGCGACCTCAGGGAGGGACAGGGTGCCGTCGTCACCGATCAGGTCACGTGTCTGCCACTCAGGGACGTCAGTACGAGACATGACTTCCTCTTCAGTCAGCCACTCGAACCCGTCGTCGTCGGTGTAGTAGAGGTCGTGACCACGCGTAACAGCGTTGCCGACACTCTCGCCTGCCCATTGGACAGTGTTACCCATCTCTTGCAGGCCATCACGTGCACCACCAACCACGGCCCGCCCGGTCTCAACCGCAGTTGTAGCCAGACGTTCACCGATGGTCGGAGGAGTTTGTGCTTCGATACGCTCCTGACGCAGCGCTTCCTCTTCCTCAGGTGTGCCGAGGCGGGGAGGTGCCAACGCGATGTCAGGCTGCGAGGGCGCTTGTGCAGGCTCAGGGGAAGCTTCTGCCTCCCCACCTGCCGCTTGGCGGAACCCGATCAGGTTGCCGTCCTCGTCATAGACTTCGACCATGTCAGTCATTGATGATCAATCCTTCCAGAGGGATGTTGTACTCAGCCGCATACTCAGCCGGGGTGATGCCCAGCTCCTGTGCGATTAGCTGAAGCGTCCTCAGCCCTGCCGGTGTGGACATGAAGTCGATGTGCGATTGGTGGATGTTGCCGTACTGGCCGTTCACCATTCCACTCGGGTTGGTAGCAGGTGCGGGTGCAGGCGCAGGCGCGGGTTCTGGAGTTGGCTCAAACTCGGGTACAGTCCGTCCCGGTATTTGGCCAACAGCAGTGGATGCCACGCCTCCGAACATTCCTTCAGGTGGCTGGAACTCCGCAGAGTTCAGTATCTCGTTCTGTACTCCGCGCATGTGGAGACGGAACGCACGCTGTGAAACCTCTGGGTTAGCGTCGAGGAACGCATATGCTTCATCTTGCATCAACTGACGTGCAGTCAACCCAACCTCTTCACCTCCAGATACCGATCCTGAGAGGTCACGTACCCCGAAGCGATCCGAGATGATGTTCTCGACATTGTCGAAGTAGCGGACCACGTCCCGGTCACCGAAGTAGCCGGAGTTACGCTGGCGCGAGGCCAGATCGTCCATCAGACCGCCGACATCCGAAGGTGCCAGCAGCTCGTTCGCTGCCGCCGTAGCGATTGCTTGTTCCACATCGGAGTAGTCACCGTCAGATGCTGCACGTCCAACTTGCAGACGTAGGTCCGTATAGACGTCAGGGTCTGTACGCACGTTCACCTGTCGGTCGAGCATGGTTTCCTGCAAGGCGAGAAGAGTTGTCGCAGCGCCGGGGTTACCGGCATTACGTGCAGCCGTTACGAAGTCTTCGATGTCAGCCGAAGGGTCAGACATGAGCGTTGTCAGGCCATCCTGCAATGCAAGGCGTCCTGCCTCTTCACGGGCCTGCTCTTCCAGTGTGTGCTGACGGCGGTCGCGTTCCCAAAGACGGTCGAGGATTCGATCCTCAGCGTTGGCCCGGTCTTCACGAACCCACCCGATGTTGCCGAGAGGGCCGTTGCCGGTCGTCAGCTGATCGAGAACGTCGAGCATACTCGGGTCGAGGCTGTCCAGAGCTGCTCCGATTACAGCCTGAACGACGGTCTCATTGGCTTGCCGTGGGGCCATGCCGTTTGAGATTACACTGTCCAGCATCGCCTGCATACGCGGAGCGTTGGTCGTGTACGACGTGTAGGTCGCGGACGCTTCCGGGTACTCAGACTGAGCCTCAGGGCCTGCAGCGACGTAGCGGTGCATGGCCTCAGTTCCGTGCTCAAGCGCAACAGCCCGAAGACCGTTGCGAGAGTACGACATGTCAGTGTAGCCACGGGCGTTGATCGTCTCATCGACGACAGCGATAGCCGCAGCTCCAACCAGCTCACCACCGAACGGCATACCTGCCACATCCTCAGCGGTGTAGCTCGTGCCGTTCATCGCGTTGTAGGCTGTCAGGCTCTCCTCGGAGACGCCGGTCTGGATCGAGAACTCACCACGTGCCGCAGAGAAGACTGATGCGAACTCTTCGGCTGGCGTCTCGCCTTCCGGGTCCTCGTTGAGGAGCATACCGATCCCGGCAGACAGCTCGTCCCGATAGTCCACCGACCGGCCACGTAGCTGTTGCTGCGTGTGGTAGGATGCCATCGAGTCGATAGCTTGGTTTGCGTATGGTGTGAACGTCTCTGTCAGCAGGACAGGGTCCAACTGCTCCATACCAAACTGGGCCTGATAGGCAGCCGTCTGTTGGTTGATCCATTGCTGGACAGCACCTGCGTCCCCGCTCGGGGGAGACTGGCGGTACTGGGCCATCAGGTAGTCGTTGAGACCCATGCCGAGGCGGTTGACCCGCTGACGCAGAAGCCCTCGCTGGAAGTGTGGAGAAGCTGCCGCTAGTTCATCGGCGTAGCTGGTTCCGTTCTCTTCATCGTAACGCCGCTGGCGCTCGATCAGACCATTCCAACCGTCACGGTTCTCTTGGAGAGCGATACGCGGATCGACACGGGCCTCAGCCTGTACGCCTGCGGCCTCTTCACGCTCGGCGAAGCGGCGGTTCTCTTCCTGCAAGAAGCCTTGGAGGGTCGGGTTGATGCTCTGGAGCTGACGCGCCAGCTCGAGCATTGGGGACGGAGCCGGGTGCTGGTACTGAGGCGCGACGTAGCGGCTGACCGGAGACGCGACCGCAGTCAAGCTCGGATCAGGTGCAATACGTTGGGACATTGGTGTTCCTCGTTAGAGCGTGTAGTTCCCCGAGATAGGGTCACGCGTGGAGAAGGTCTGGTAAGACTGCAAACCCTGAGCGCCGATACCGAGGAGTGTGCCACCGAGGCCGGGGTAAACCACTGGTGTCATAGGCACAGAGTTGATCCTGCTGAGGGCCTGTGCCTCTATACCTTCACGGCTGCGTTGGATTTGGTCCTCAGTGAAGCCAAGCTGTTGGAACTGGCTGTCGGCATAGTTCAGGTACTGCCTGTCGAAGTCTGACATCAGCATGTCCACAGACACGCCAGCCGCTTCACTCGAGGCATTCGCAGTTGATGCCGCCCGCATAGCAGCGAGACGGCTGTTGTTGACGTTCAGCGCAGTCGCTGAAGTCTCTTGTTGCTGCCGAGCGGCAAGGTCGTCGCTCTGGCGTAGCATGTCACTGATCGCTGCATCACGCGTGGCCTGTTGGTTCTGGACCTGTGCGTCATACTGGGCGTCAGCTTGCTGCTGTTGGCCGACGTACTGCACAACCCCCGTCACCGCTGAGATGGCGAGGGAAGTGTAGAACATAGCAGCAGCGCCTAGTGCGGGTGGGCACATGCTTTGCTCCTGATGAATGGGATGGCCCTGACTTTGCCGGGGCCGAAGTTGTCGATAGGTGTTCCGAAGGTGAACCCAAGGAACTTGAGCAGCCGCTTGTGGACGGTGTTGCTGTCGGTCACCATGTTGGACAGTGACACGTAGCGTGTGAGCTGATGCTCAAGCCAAGGCTTTGCTGCTGTCAGGTACTCACGTACATTCTGCTCTATCACAGGGGACGACAAGAGCCAGATAGACCCGTGACCGCCTTCTGTAGGGACGATCCCCCACATGGCCCCCACCCTGCCCTCCTCGTCCAGACCTGTCATGCAGAGTTCGGAGTGGAAGAAGCCAAGGGTAAGTGCAGCCATCGGGTCCATACCAGCCAAGGCTTCCACCTCGTGCCGGTCTGCTTCACGCATGGTTCCCGATAGCTCGACCACGTCAGCGGTCACGGATTTTCTGATCATATCACTGATGTCCTTCGCTCGAACCTGCCCTCCCACTCAGCACCTGTCAGGTTGCTCGGGAGGAAACTGTCGTTGATCACTGTGATCCGTGCGTTCTTGGCGTTTGCGTTGACACGGAACGAGAAGGTCCCGTCCTCCACGTCGCGGCTGCCTACCACCGCAGAGGGTGTGCCAAGGATTTGCCCGGTGTGGGTGTACGTGTAGGTCTGGCCATTGCCTGCCTCTACTTCCACTTTGAAGTATCCTGTCTCAGCGAAGCTCAGATGGAACTTGTGCAGTTGCAGGCGACCGGCGATTACCGATGCCTGTCCACCGGATGCGACCGAAGTCTTTAGCACCGGCTTGGAGAACTCGTAGGTGAACCTGTACGGCAGGCCTACGTAGAAGAGAGACGAAGAAAGATCACCCTCGACCACGACGCTGTTGACGCCGATAGAGATGAACGTTGGGAACGTGTACTCTGTGAACTGTGGGTCCTGTGGGCGGAACACAATCTCAGGCGTCGTAGCCAGAGTGTACGGCAGCGTGATCGTGGACCTGTCGAGGATAGCGTCATACGCCACAGTTACCTGCGTCTGGTCGAGGCGGCGGTCGAGCCTGACGACAAAACGGCTGCCGTCTTCGGTGAGACCTTCACCCATATCGACGGACTCGAGGTACACACCGTCTTGGTACTGGGTCACGAAGTAGGTGGTGTCGTTGACCATACCTGCACTCAGGATTGAACACCCTGTGCTGAACTCCCAGACACTCCAGCTCGATTGAAGCTTCTGCTCCCCTCGCCAGTAGTACCTGTAGACGTACACCTTGTCACTCGCACCAGCCGACAACAGCAACATTGTGTCTGCCGAGGCCGATCCCGTAAGCTTGAAAACACCCGCAGGAATGTAGGTCGGCACGTGCTTCGTGAGGTCTGAAGCGTCCGTCGTCTCTGTCTCAGGGATTACGTAGTACTCCATCACAGCAGTGTGCTGTTTCCTGCGGGACGCGAAGAACACGGTCTTCCCGACAGGGATCGGAGCCGCGCCATCGTCGATCTCATAGGACGTCGTGTGCTTGACCTCAGGTGGCTCACTCGCAAGCAAAGTCTTCGCGTCAATCGAGTACTGAGTCTGACCAGAGAAAAGGATGATCTCCTTGCGGTAAGGCACAGCGTACTTCAGGTTAGCCACGCTTGTCCCAGATGCTGACACGTCAATCGGACCATCGTCTAGGAGTGTCGCCACCGTCTCAGGGAAGAACGAGAACAGCGCATTCGTGCGGGACATCACCACATTCCCTCCACTCAGGAAGCACATGCGGTTCGTCGCCAAGAAGACATCACTGATCTTCGCCCCAACGAAGCTCGGCCACGGGGCAGTCTCGGTGTCACCAGCCTCGCGTTCTCCCCACTCGACTTGCTCAAGCGTGAAGTTCCCGTCAGGCTGTCTGATGAGAGAATGGGGCATCGTTGAAGCGTCGAGCTTGTACTCAACCCCCGGTCCTACAGTTTCAACCCAGACCCCTGCGTCCATGCCGGGACCACCGTTGTTGGCCTCGAACCTGAGGAAGTAGTCGTCGACATCAGACACGTCGTCGCCGAAGACCTTAACGATGTATCCATGCGGGGCGACAACAGGAAGCTCAGAGAAGCGTTGGATTTTGCCGGGGACAGCGCGGGTGTGGATACCGCCAGAGCTGTCCGTGAACTCGATGTCGAACGGCGTACCGTCATTACGTTTCACGCTGATCACAGGAGAGTAGACATCCACAGTGTAGTCGGGGTGTAACTCTGCGGCGAGGACAGCGCCTATCTTATCCACCACCTCATCGACAGAGACCTTCGGCTTGTCGGCAGTTGCGCTGTCAAGCTGTTGTGCCTCCCAAGCCTGCTCCCTGATCGCCTGCGGTGCCTCTGGCATGAAGTCAACAGGGATAGGCTCATCAGTACCTTCAGTCGTGTCGGTCGGGGCAGGTACGCTGAAGGCATCCGCAGCATCACCGTAAGCGTCGTCCGTGGTGTAGACGATGATGTCTTGTCCATCGACACGCACGGTGTAGGTGACGTCGTAGTTGACAGAGCGCACGAACAGGAGCGACTGCGCCGGGGTGGCGGGCGTCAGCTCTGGCAACTTGCCAACGACTGCTTCCTTGTTCACGATGAACGTGTTGTCAGCGATTGTCAGAGCGCGGATGTCACTCTCCGGTGAGACGCCTGTGATATAGCCTGCGCCGTCTGGGTATGTGACCGTGCGCTCTGTCCCGTCGAGGTCGAACACTTTGATCGAACCGTCGAACACCATGGCGACGTAGCGCTCGGTTGTGTCGCGGTTGATCAAGTGGGTGTACGCAGCCCCAGCTTGGCCATCGACGATCTTTGCGATGTGCTTGAGAGGCTGTCGTTTGTTCGTCCCCTCCACGATGGAGGAGGAGCCGTTCACCTGAACTTCTGCCTGTGAGGGCAGACGCATGGCCAGAGCTTGCTGGCTCACGCCGTTCATCAGGTTCGGCATCTGTTCAGATACAAGGGGCATTAGGCCTCCAGAATGCGGTTGAGACCGGGAGTGTCGCGGAGGAAGTTCAGGTCCTCATCCTCGGCCTGATCATCAACAAAACGAGCACGTGCGATCATCTCGTCACGCTCGTTGAAAGCGTTGAGGACGTCTGAGCCGAAGCTTGTCTGTTGGTACTTCCGGGCTGCCCGGTAGGTGATATAGTTGCGGGCTGTTTCAGGCAGCTCCTCATACTCGAACGCGAACACGACCTTTGCCTTGAGGTCCTCGCTGAAGACGTAGGTGTGGTTGTAGCGGTCGTAGACACGCTGGCCGCGCAACACTGGATCAGTCTGACCGAAACGGTTCTTGGTGATGTCCACCTTCAAAGCGTTCAGCGGCACAGTGATGTTGTCCTCCCCGTCGCGGGACAGGGGGAAGTCGTGCTCGGTGTTGAACAGCCAACCCTCAAGCTGCACCGTGCGACTGATGTCGTCGAGCACCTGCACTGCAGACACTACATCGACACCCGTGGGGTTAGTCAGGGACGTAACGGGGGACTCCCCGATAGCTGCGAGGAGTGTGTTAACAGCCTCGAGCTTGGTGGTAGGTGTAACGATGGACATTGCTCATCCCGAAAAAAAAGCCGAGAGACCATAGCGATTAAGCTTAGGCCCCTCGGCTGAGAGAGAGAAGATTAGGCGACAGCGCCGGTGGCAAGTTCGATGGACGAGGCCGGGTCGATTACACCGGAACCCATCGCGTACTTGGCCAGCATCATGTCACCCTGATACATGGCGTTGAAGTCTGCGCCGGTCTTCTGGACGGCGAGGTCCATCAGCTTCACGGTGCCGACTGCGGCCTTCTGGAAGACCAGACCAGCGGTCGTGGTGAAGTCACCAGAGTAGGTGTTGCGCTCACCAGTCACAGCAGCAACCACAGCGTCAGGGACGTTGTTCGACTTCCGGATCGAGATGCCAGCAACTTCAGGCAGGATAGCCTTGGAAGCATCACCGGCACCGCCCCAGTCGCGGTTGAGGTTGTCACGGTTCTGCACGAGCAGATAGAACTGCGCGGGCTTGAACACGCCGTAGCGTTCGCCTTCCCAGACATCCTTCTCGTCGAAGGTCTGAGCAGCGGAGTGCAGCAGCGAGGTCAGGACAGTGCCATCGGTCTTGGCTGAGGCGTTGGTCAGGCGGGTGCCGCCGGGGAGGTCGTCGATCTTGTTGGCCGAACGAGCGGCCAGTGCCACGAGACGGGCGATCTTGGTGTCGAACTCGCGGGCCAGAGCTGCGCCAAGCTGCTTGGAGTATTCAGAACGCACGTCGTAGTGGTTCTTCAGCTCTTCCAGCTCGTCGATCATGACGTCTGCGATCAGCTTGTCGTCGATGTTGATCACGGTCTCGTTGTGCTTGAACTTGTTCGAGCCGAGGACCGGAACACCCGGAGTGTGGTAGCGGGCCGTCGCCTTGCCCATGTGGGCGAAGGAGGCCGACTTGCCCTGCGAGATGGTGCGGACCATATGCAGCGGCATGAAGATGTTCATTTCGTTGAATGCAGTGATCACCTCGCCGGTGAACTGCTTCATGAACAGAGCATTGGCCGCGTCATAGTCTGCCGGAGTGGCTGCGTTGACGACGCCCAGTTGAGAAATGACAGCGTTGGTCATTGGGTGCCTCTTGAGTTGAGTAAGGGGATTGCTCCCGTGACTCGCACTCGCTCCTGCAGGGGTGTCCGCCGCAGCGGGCCAAGCGTTCTGCTCGTGTGTGTCTTTGGGTTGCCAGCTCGCTTACAAGCGATGGTGGCTTCTCAAACTCAGAGGGTAGTTGGAGCGAACAGAAACCCACCGCCGTGGTCACCGCTGGAACCCGGTAGCGGGGTCAACGATGGGGGCTTCTGTTTGCAATGGTGGAACCTAATTACAGTAGGTCTCCCACAACTCGTTATGGTCACCGATCTGGTTGAAATCGGCGTAGGCAGACTGGGGCCAGCTAAGGCCCAACAGCCATTGTTTCGTCTCAGGACGGAACCTGATCTCGTCGGCCCACTGGCAGTCATTGACCGGGGGCAAGCGAAGGCTGTCGGGCCAGCTACATGCGGTCAAGAACGTCGCTGACAGCAGTAGGCACAGGACGTGTGCGTACTTCATAGGCTTCCTCCTTGACTGAGATAGTTTGCTCGAGGTTCTCCACCTCATCTTCGAGGGCCTCGACACTGTTGAGCTTCACCCAGATGTAGGTGACCAGCGCCGCCACAGAGACGACGCCGATAGCCAGACCTGTAAGGCGGGCGGCCATCATTGGCCTTCCCCCTCACCGGGGTACTGCTTGGCACGGAGCGTGAAGATGCCAGCGAAGGCCTCGATCACGGGGTACATCTTGCCGAGCAGCTTGTTGTCTTTCGGTGTGGGAGTAGCATTGACGATTGCAACAGCGAAACCATGGACCCCGAGGATCATCAGTCCGATCCGGTCCATGTTCTCCCAGAACCACAGGAAATCCATGGCTTCCTCCTTATCGGGTCACGAAGATGTTCGACACCGCGATCTTTGCTGCGACCTGATCACGGAAGGATTGGCTGGTCTTGTACTCAGGCTTCGCCATGTCGGCCAACATGTCGGACTCGGTGGCGTAGCCTTGGGCACCGCCGGGGGTCTTGCCGCCAGCGAGTTTGCCTTCAGTGCCGAGGTCGTCAGCACGACGTGCGACCATGCCTTCAACGGCTTGGCGGCCCTTGGCTGCATCGCCGGAGTTGACAGCTTCGATGTACGCCGCCACGTCGTCGGCAGGTACGTTCTGGGCGATCCATTGCTCCAGCTCTGCGAAGCCTTCATCACCGCCAGCAGCAGCTTTGATCGAGGCGACCTCAGCTTCAGCGCCAGCCGTAGCATCGGCCTGAGCGGACGTCACACCACGCAGGTATGCGTCGATCATCTCACGGGGGATACCACCATCGACGTAGCTCTGGATCGTCTCCTCGGACAGGCTGCCGTTCTCTGCGTACTCAGCAGCAGCGGCGCTCGGGTCAATGCCTGCTTCTTCAAGGATACCAGACACCGCCTCGCCGTACTCCGGGTACTTGGGTTCAGCACCGGCTTTGGCCTCTTCTTCGCCTTCCGGGGTGGTCTCGGCTTCTTCATCAGCGGGCTGCTGGGGCGTCGGTTGCCCCAGCTTCGTTTCAAGCTCCTTGTACGCCTTCACGAGGTCGTCTTGGCTCTTGAACTTTCCCGCCAGAAGATCGCCCTGCGAAGACGCGGTGGCGGAAGAGCCATCGGCTGATACTTCGATTTCGAGGGTTTGAGCTTCTGTGTTTTCGGTCATTAGTAGGTGGTCCGTTCAATGTCCTTGCCGACGGTGTCGGTCACTGGTTCACGTTTGCCGGTCGATACTTCACCGGGGGTGGACGGGACGGCCTTAGCCTGGGCTTGCTTCTTGGCTGCCATCAGTGGCTCCTTGCAGTTGTTGTTGGATGAGAGGGCCTGCCTGCTTGATCAGCTCAGGCCCGAGCTTGTCGATCATTCCCATGCCCTGCTGCTGCTCGGCATTCTGAGCTTGCGCCTGTGCGGGCACGAGAAGACCGTTGGTTTCGATGCCATCAGCCACAGCAAAGCGGGCGATCAACTCGTTGATGTTGATGTACTGACCCAACGCCGGGTTTGCTGTTGCTTGTGCCACCTTCTCGAGGAAGCGCATCAACTTGTCAGCGTCGTGGCCTCGGCCAAGGGCGGCAAAGCCCGTGACGATCACTGGCTTGACACTTGCCGGTAGCTTCGGGATGCGCTGGTTCTTGCGCAACAGGTGCAGGCGACGGCGCACGTACGGGAGTTGGAACTCTTTGGACAACAGCGAGTAGATGCCGCCAAGACTTGAGTCGAGTTCCTGTGCGACGAAGCGCACTTCTTCTGCGGTGACACGTTCAGCATCACGCATGACTTCTGCGTTGATGAGGAAGGCATAAGCCAGCCTACGCTCGATCACAGTGATCATGTCCTGCGCCACGCGGAGGTCACCTTGCTTGTCCATGCGGAGCACAGTCACGTCGTTGGCATCACCAGAGCGGATCGACAGGTTCGGAGCTTTTGCAAGAACCTGAGGATTGGTCGTGCCGTTCGGACGCACGAGGAACAAGACCTTGGCTGCCGCTGCAGACGCATCGTTCACGGCTTTGGTCAGGACCTCGAGGCTGTTCAGGTCGCCGAGGTACATCTCGACGTATGAACGCCCGTAGTCTTCACCCTCCACGACGAACATGCGCAACGGTATCCACGGACTTGCGTCTTCAGGTACCTTGCTATTGGTCTCCTCGTCGATGATGTCTGCGACGGTCTGATGCCACAGCACATAACCGTCTTCGCGGGTGACATGTGTGTACATCTTGAGCGTCTTCTCAGGACTGTCAGGCCATTTACCTGCAGCCGTGATCTTCTCACGCATCGTGTCAGAGAGAGCGAACGTCGAGACTTCCTCGCATATGACGATCTCCCGCCAGTCACCATCCGGGTCACGCATGACCACGTACTTGTTGAGGTTGTATGTGCGGGACGCCTTCTCCCCGACGTAGAACAGGCAGTTGCCTGTGACGAGCAGATGCTTACACGCCTCGAACACGAGTGTGGTATCACCGCTGTTCTCAATGTCACGCAATGCTTGGCGCTCGATCATGCCGAGACCCTTCAAGACCTCGTTGCGCAGCTCTTCATCGGAGTTCAGCTCCGGGTCGATCACGTCGGTGTTCAGCTTGAAGAACGGCGTGTTCATCGGGAGCAAGGACAGGAGCATCTTCGACGCCAAGGCATTGGTGCCACGCGCACCAGAACTCTGCTCAGGGTCCTTGATCTTCATGCTGCCAGCGCTGGTCACGTCCTTCTGGAAGAGCGTGGGTATCGTCAGCTTCGCACACTTGTCAGCTCGATCCACGAATGGTGAGCGGAAAGACTGAAGCTGATGATACCGGCTACTGGCAGTTGTGGTTTCTGCCTCTTGGTTCATTGTGTCTCCTTACGGGACGTTGACGCTGCCGCCAGAGCCGGGGACCTGCAGGCCTACAGCGAGAGAGCTGACAGTGCCGGGACGCCGACCACGTTGGGTGGTGGTGCGTTCACCTTGGCGTTTTGCCGAGAACGTCTCTGCAGTTTCAGACGGAGGGGGCGGAGGCGCGGGGGGCGGCTCAGGGGGTGGCGGGGTCTTCACCTTAGGTGGACACATCTGGGTATTCCTCTTGGGTGTGTTTGACAGCCTTCAGGTGGCGTACGACGGTGACCTGCCCGTAGTGTGTTGAAGCTTGTTCATCTCGAGGATCGAGGGCGTGGTCAGGGAACGCATTGTCGAGGTAGGTGATCAGCTCGTCACTGATCGGCGGGCATTTGACGTAGGCCATGGAGGCTCTCCTTTGGGATGGTGGAACCTAAAGAGGGAGCCGTAGCTCCCCCTCAGGTATTAGCGGATGGGACACGCACCAGTTGCGCAGCCCTCGTCCTGCAGCTCCTCAAAGCTCTCGGTGCCGTCGAGGTCCACAGGCCACAGCTTCATCACGTACTCGTCGT